TCTGATGCTGATCTTACAAAAGGTTCTTGGGCGGCAGTACTTGCTTCTGCATCTGATTTTGTTTTCAAGGCGGCAATAGCGTCAGCATTTTGCTGTGCCATTACATCAGCAAGTGCTTGATCTCCACCTTCTTTAACTGCTCTAATTTCTGATTCAGTGAACACCGAAGCAGTTGTATCCATCGATGAAAAATACTTTTTCTGCTCCGGTGTTAATTTTTTAGCCGGTGTTTTGTTAAAATCCGGTTCTGGCATTATAACCCTCCTAACTTATTAACTTGATATGCCTGAAGTGCCACCAAATGTTAATGGGAAGTTAGGGAATATTTCGCCGCCGCCTGGACCAAAATGTGTTGCGTTATCGTATCTCAATGTCATGATAACTTGTACTGGTTCTGACACAGCATAGTCACCATCTGAGTAGTCAACATTTTGCAAGAAACAACCTTCTAAGTTCCACTGTTCTAATTCAGCATCGTTAGTACCATCTAAGATTTCAATCTTTGTAGTGAATTTGTACTGACCACCACTGATTGGACCAGTTTGTTCAAAGTGGTTTAACTGTTTCTGAACTTGCTGACCGGTTAATCTTGAAATACTGTTGTTGATGTCATCACGTAGAGTGATTGTTATCGCTTCCCACGTGTGTTTACCCATCAAATATGCTACTGAGTTATAAACGTGTACAGGAACTTCTTCGTGTGTTACTTTTGGTCTCGTTATGTTCATAACCTGTTGAGTTAAATCAACTGGGTTAGCACCTAAGTTACCAAATCCTGTAAAACGAACCCTAAAACGATATTTAAGTTTAGGCTGTAAAATACCGCCTCTACCTGTAGCACCGTCAATTGGTACGCCAAATTTGTTTAATGTAGCCATTGTAATCTCTCCTTACAAATTAATTTGTATTACAGTAGTATTTAGCAAATTATAGGAAAATTTAGAAAAATTTTTGATCTTAAAGGGTAAAAAAAAGGCTACTGTATCTCTACAGTAGCCCTTTTTGGTGTATTTTAACTATTAACTATAGCTCATATTCTCACCAGTGTTCTTTATTCTGACCGGAATGTAAATAAATTCTGCCGCTTTCGCTGGTTGAATTGCTACATCGATCCACATCTGGTTAGCATCAATACGTGTTGCTGTGTTGTTTGTTTCATCACAAACTACTAAGAAGTCGTATACTGCTCTTTTTGAAGCCAAGTCTGATAAAAATCTTTCAAACGTATCAGTTACTTGATCTCTTGTCATTCTGTCATTTAATTCAAACAAGAATGGTTTTGCCAAGTTATCAAATTGATATCTTAAGTAACAAATTAATCTTGCTACGTTAACTCTATCAAGTGCTGATGCTGTTGGGTGTAAAGATTTTTGTCCAAATACTACTAAACCTCTGTTTGGCATAAATGCAATTGGGTTAACTTTTTTAGAGTATAATGTATCTCTTGAACCTTCACTTAATACAACTGAGTTATATTCTCCTGAATCTGGATCAATATAACCAACTGATGAAGCATTTGATACTAAGCCTCTTTGATAACCTGCTGGAGCAAACCATTGGAATGCCGCATTATCGCTTGAAGCAATAGTTCTTAATGCTATGTGTGAAGCAGGAACAACTACGTTGTTACCACTTAAATCAGTTGTAAGTGCTGGTGGATAATATACAGCTGAGTATGTATGACCTGATACTAAACCGTCTTCACCGTTAGTTGTTGCATTTGCTGAGTTTGACATCCAATTAGATACTTCTGAAGGAGTTTTTAATCTAAATGGAGTATCAAGAATAATAAATGCAGTTTCTTTTCTAGCAGTGTTAAGTGCAATCATTTCATCATAAGTTTCAGCATAACCTGGACATGCAATCAAGTTAAAGAATCTTGATTCAGCTTTGATCTCTTCATTTGATGTAAACGCACCTTGAAGTGCAGTTACAACAACTTGTCTCTGAGCTTTTCTACCCATGTATGGTGAACCATCTGCTTTGTTGCCTGATTTATTAATCCAAATTGGACCAATATCAGTACCGTTTACAGTGTATGCTGTTTTGTACTCTTTTACATTGTATCCTGATACTCTTGTGTTGAATAACAATGTACCTTCTGCATAGTTGGCAGGACTTGGTGCATCTGCATCAAATGATGAGTACTGTGAACCCCATCCTACTGCCGCATCTGTTGTACCAGCTGGGTTACCTACTGCATCACCAAACACAATGCCAGAAGCTGATGATTGATCAGTATTGTCAATTAATACCCACTTACTTGTACCAGTATTATATTTGTAAATTTTTGGATATGCTTCTAATTCATTTGAGTCAATCCAAATGTCACCGTTTTCAAGTGCTGTGCCATCTGACTGTGTAGTTGGCTCACTTGATACCATTTGTAAATCTCTTATGCCTGAAGCAATACCGTTTTTACCTGTGTTAACATTACCTGATGTAAATGTATCTTTTGAGTTAGCATACGCAAACCATTTCATAGTACCACTATCATTTTCAGCAACATATATATCTGCTGTTAAGTTAGTGTCGTACCATAATGTACCATCTACAGGACTTGAAGTTGGTGCATTTGCTGATGCTTCGTACACGAGATCGCTCCATAATGAAGCCATGTACCATGAATCAGTACCTGAAGCCATGTTGTCTGCATAACCTAATGCCGCAGTTGTTACACCATCAACAGTACCTGCTGTTGCTGTATCTTCAACCCAAATATTCTTACCATTTGATCTTGTAAGTTTTAAATACTCTTTTGAACCTGAAGATGCTTCAATTGATGCTTTAACTGTTATCGCTGATAAGTTTGCATCGTTGTTAACTGCCGCAACAATCTCAGAAAGTGTTACGTTTGAACCTGCACCACCTGCCGCTGTAATAGTTACATCGTTGTTACAAATATTAATTTTAATAGCATCTTGTGAGCCACTTAAATCAATACCTGTACCTGAAAGGTCTGCTGTCCCAGTAGCTATTGTTGTAGTTCCAGTACCTCTCAGTTTGATGTTGTATTGTACTTCTGGTGTTGCATTGTTGGCTGTTTGTTTGTATGTTGCATTATCAATTCTATCATTGTTCCATGATGCATCATCGTCATCGTCAAACAATGTGTAAAGTGCACCGGCCGCCGGTGTTAAGGCTGTAACAGCATTATCATCATCACCATATAATGGTGCTGACATTGTTGACCATTGACTTGTGCTTGTTGAGTAATATTTTACTACTACATTAGCACCGCCGCCAACTGCTGTTGTTTTAACCCAAACTGATCCTGCCACTGCCGCACTTGGTGCCGCACCTGTACCTGGTTGCATGAATACAACCGGTGTACCTGTTTTTGCAGTTACCCATGTATCCGCACCAACAACATACCATTGTCCTGAAATCTTTTCCCAAAGTTTTGCTGGTGAAGCCGAAGCAACCACAACAAACTCACCGTTTGCACCATAAGATGCTTTTGGTGATTTTTCAGTGTCGTTGTTAACGTTTGATGTTGCTGATGTGCTAGGTGTATCTAATAATACTTCTGGAGTAATTTTGCTCCATGATGTACCGTTTGATTGATATGCACCCCAATCAGTTGCTTGTGTATCTAACCAATATGTACCGTTTGCTGGTGCCATGGCTGGAACACTCGTTGAGCCTGTAAGTTCTGCTAAATCTACATCAGCACGAACTACGTATGCTCTATTTGAAATTCCTAAATATGAATATGCGGCTAATAAACCGTATTCATTTCTTTCATCACCTGGTAACATTGTTGAACCAGCTGAATAAAATGTTGGTGTACCAAATGTTGATAGTAACTCACGTTGTGAACCAATCAAATACGCTTTACCCACGTTAGCACTTGTAGTACCTATTGCTGTAGAGCCTGTAGAGCTTGGATCAGCTTTGTCTTGTGCTGATGCTACAACAAATAAAGGTACAGTACCTTGTGCTGACCCGGCGTAAAACGATTCATCAGTTACTGTTACTGAAACACCTGGTGAAACTAAATCTGGCATTGTAATCTCTCCTTCATAAACCTGGCAACTATAGTGTTGCCGTCATATACATTATTTATTCAATGTCGGGTAAAAGAGGGTGGTTTAAGCACCTATATTTTACCCTTTAAAAGGGCAGTAAATACATATATGACAGACAATAGACCGTTATGCAGTAAATGTAAGTCTAGACCAAGAGCCTTTAATTATAAAAAAGGTGATAAAACTTATTATCGTAAAATGTGCGACAAATGTATACGTTTGAGCAAAGGCAAAGGTGTTAGTTCTACAGCAACATGGCAACAACATGGCTATAAGAAAAAAGCCATATGTGAAAAATGTGGATTCAAAGCCAAACACCATGCACAACTAGATGTGTATCATATTGATGGTAATTTACGTAATAGTGCTGTTAACAATCTTAGAACTATATGTGCCAATTGCCAACGTATAATGACTATGGAAGAATTTAAATGGCGTCAAGGTGATTTACTGCCTGACGTTTAAAATGTTTGTGTTGCTTTTTTGTCTTTAGATACTTTGTCTAAAACTTTTACTACACTGGTTACTTTGTCAGTTAATTGTTCTAATGTACCATTATTTTCAATAATAAAGTCTACTAGCTGTCCTGTGTGGTCCCACTCACTTGCATGTATGCCAATGTCTGCTAATTGCTGTATGGCAAACTCATTACCACGTTGTGCTTGATCGGCTAATTCAGTCCAATGTGGGTCATCACCACGTTTTACTCTAATAGTAAACCCGCC